ATGAACGCCATTAGCGCACCGCCTGACCTGATGCATGGCGGCCTACGGCCTTGCCTCGCTGATAGCCGTCTTTGTGGCCTTCTTTGTATCCAACCGCATAGCTGCAAATGGCCCATAAAATGCATGCCAGCACCATGAATATAAAAACACCGATTTCACCTGATGTCATTTTTTTGCTCCCGTTTCTGGGAGCCGTGTCTCAGCTCCCAAATACAGAGTGACAGGCATAGCCGACAAATTCAAGAATCACGCTCAAATCATGGCGTGTCGTTACCATTCAAACGCCGTTGAATAGTTTTTTCATATTCTGATTTTGGTTTGTCTTTGAGGCCATTTGATGCCAACACACCACCCAATGAACCGGTGAGAAAGATTGCCAAAGTTTTTAGCAAATCGATAAAGGCTGCATCATTGGGAGATTGATTACCAATTGGCTGAGTCACAAAAATTAATGCGTAGGTGATGCCTAAAGTTACAATTAGAAAGACAATGGCCAAAACCGAGCCAATAAGAAACATAAGCCGTGCTTTAATATCCTCTTGGCTTAATCGCTCTTTATTTTTTGAAGCCATCACCAATCACATCCTCGGTGCAGATGCCGGTTACTTGGCATTGTGGTTTTTGACATTCCGGGTTTTTCCAATTCTCAAATTCTTGACATGGATACCTGACCCATCCATCATAACCACACCCGGCAAGGCTTAGCGATAAGCTTAAAGCTAAACCTGCCGCGCGTAGCTTTAAAATCACTTTCCAGTTGATCCAAATGCTTTGTCAGCTGGATTGAGCCAGCGCAAAATAACTGGCACAACAGCTGCCACGCCGCCCATTGCTATTTGCTTTAAATCTCCACCAGCCATATAGACGGCCAATGCAGCTGCGATGTATGAGCGACCCCATGAAGCCGCAATTGCTTTTGCTTTATCCATTATTTTTCTCCTTTTGGTCGGTCGGGCAAATCACCCGAAAACGGGGCATAAGTTGGTCGGCCGTAACCGATAACAAATGACCTTGCTCCCAAAGTTCTTGATTTCACCATAACCTCGCCACCATTGCGCTGATCCCCACCGCCTGATGTGTTGCCTTCGATAGTCACAATCTGTTTCTCCGATGCCCGGATTACTAAACCAATGTGATTGATTGTCACCTTGTCATCGATAATAAAATCAAAGAAAACAAAATCCCCAATCTTTGGTGTCTCATGCCATTTTCTCATTTTTTTAAAAGCATCAGCTCCAGCTCGCGTGCTTACCACATTGGGCACATCCACACCAGCTTGATCTGCGCACCAATTGAGAAATGACCCACACCATGGCAGCTTGTCGGCTTTCATGTGTTTGCCATATTTTGTCTCGTTTTCACCAGTCTCGGCTACGCCTACCTCAGCGAGCGCGACCTGAATCAAACGAGGCAATGTGCCTTGTGGAAATGTCATTTTCCGATTTTAAAACCTTTGGGCAATGGCTTTGCATAATCCCATTTAGCAATGTAATCACCAGCGCCATCTGAATCATTTTGGAGAATAATTGTGCCATCTGCAAAAGCATCTGATCCTTCTAATTCTGGGAGTGTTGCTACTAAATCGCTATAAAGTGTCATAATTAGCTCCTAATCCATACGCCATCGAAAGTGTTGCCAAGATACGAGACAGTAAGTGGCATTGTTCTTGTTGTTGATGAAGCAGTCCAAATGTACATTTCTGCGTAATCTGTTGAACCATTAAAATACATTTGGACTGAAGATGTTATGTTGAAACTTGATGCGGGTGGCAATCCGTCATAAAAACGCGCCCAAGCAGATCCGTTTCGATACACCGAATAAATTATTCTGCCTACTGGGGCATCAACGAGTAAATTACAATTTCCATTAATTTCATAATATCCAGCCGTTGTTGGAGTGAATCGGAAATTAGTTGTGCTGTCATAACAGCCACCAGTATCCCAATCTTCACCATTAAAAGGCATTTTTGTAAAAGTATTTGCTGATGGAATTGTGTAATCGGTTGTGATTCTTGTTGCTCTAAATGTTGGGCCGGATGCTCCACCAGCAGCTGCCCATGATGGGACACCCGATGCAACAGTTAAAACCTGACCAGCTGAACCAATACCAAGCCTAGTTACTGCTGCCGATCCTGTTGCGTAAATAATATCGCCATTTGTTGTCACAGTAGATTTTGGAATTGCAGCAGCTGCAAGATCATAAGATGTTTTCACTGATGCTGGAACGGCTGCTGTTGTTGTTGATGTGCTTGATGTGGAATTTTCAAGCTGCACGGCACCTTTTTGTGCTGTTGTGCCATCTTGGATTCCCACACTTACAGCTCCGGATGATCCACCGCCAGTTAATGGGGATGTCGCTGTGATGCCGGTAATGTCACCTTGATCATTAGCAATCCACACAAAATCCATGTCGGTGTTTGAGTTTTTTGCGAGAATTTGGCCTGATGTACCACCTAGTAAATCGGCCATTGATGTGGCAACAGCTTGACCAAATACCTCGAAATCTGCCGGCAAATCCGTGACCAAATCTGTGGCCGTAGGCATTTGCCAGCTGAATGGGGTTGTTGGATTACTCATGTTTTCTCCTTACGCTACGACTAACGCATCAGCCCAATTTAGGCTTCCGCTAATTGTGTTCCATTGCTCTGCAATTGCGACATCCTGCCATTGCATGGCTTGCAATGAAAATGCCAATGGTGAAAGTAAAGCGGTTACTGATACCGAATTATAGGAGGCACGCCATGACCAGCCTTCGACAAATCCAAGATATGTGCCGGAGGCCATATTGAGTGGCAAATCCGTAACACGCAATGGCAAGCCCATGAAAATGTTAATCAAGGCATCGCGGTCAGCATCATCAATTTCAGAATTTGTCAGATCAAAAGTGATTTGATTGAAATTGGCCTGTGGATAGGCTCTGAGAGTCAAATAAAACGCTGCCTGATCCTCAGCATCATTTTGATGCTTGACTGTTGTTGTGATGATTTGAGCAAGCCGGCCATATAAGCCAACCGATGTGGCATCGGTATCTGTGACCTCAGAATTTGAATTTGTGCCATATTTTAAAACGATTTCATTGCGTATGTCACCAGCTCTAGTTTGCACAAATAATGAATTAGCTAATGCCTGAGCTGCTGACACATCGGTGTAGCCGTTTGTGGCCAAATAAATCGAGCGATGATCTGCCGATGCATAGGAGATGCGGCCTTGAGCATCTTCGTAAATGTAGCCCAATCCCGATGTTGCCAAAGCTGATACCAATGAATAAACATCAATTGTTGATGATGATCTAGCTGCCAATTCATAGCTGCCGGGTGTGTCAATTTCGCCTAAGCCTGTATTTTCTGCATCCTGCCATTGGGTTGTTGGATCATAGGTAGCCCATGTCAAAGCTGCTGGCACTTCATTCCATGAATTGACCAACAAATCGGTGAGAATGGTCAGAATCTGATCCCCATCGAAATCCTGTGTTAATACGCCATCGGTTAAGGCTTTTGGCAATCTGGCCAAAGCTCCAACAGCTGTAATTCTAACAGATTGATTGATGCCGACCACACCTGATGCAGCTATGCTGATGCCTAAATCAACGACTGTGCCACCAAAAATTGAAACAAATGTAGCTGTCGAATCTTGCAATTCAATAGTTACAGAATCATTAATTTCAATGTCAATGTTGGATTGATCCAAATTGATTAGCTCTAGGCTGACATATCCGGCATTGGCTTGTTCATAAATGTTTGTGCGACCTGATGTGGTTGAAAGGTTGGCCAACACATAATTTGTGTATTGAATACCTGCAATTTTAACGCGCCAAATTGGATTAAAAATTGTCATAAATAAACCAAATTGCTTGCACCATGTGTGCCTCTAAAAGTCGAGTTGTTAAGAGCATTCGCTGTTGCGCGGCTAAAAGCTTCCTCATCAATGACTGATGGCGCATTGACATTGATGACGACAGTTGCTGGCACATCTCCGCGCTCTCTTGCCCGAATAGCCATTGTCCGAGCATTTATGTCGCTCATGCTGGCACTAGCGGCTGCCGCGGCTGCAATCAATCTTGCGGTGTTTTGTGAGTCTGTTGTGCCGGCTCCAGCTACGCCTTCGGTTCCACCTTTATCTCCAATAATTTCCGGTATTTTTGGAATGACAATTTTTGGTACGACACCGCCGCCGCCTCCACCGCCACCACCTCCGGCACCCCCCGCGCTGCCACCTGCACCTATGCCACCTTTAATTGCTCCGGGTGCGCCGCCAACAGCAAATTCTGGCAATTTCTCATCCGACCCAATCAAAGCATTAGCACCAGCTAAAACAGCAGCAGCTAGTGCGACGGCTCCAACGCCAAGCAATGGATTGAGTGCAAATGCTTGAGCAATACCAGCAACCAATGCCGATGCTTTGAGCGTGTTATAGACAGCAATTAAAGATTTGATAAGAAGAATTGTGCCTTGAACCGCTGCCGCTATCTTTGCGGTAACAAAAACCCCGGCAATAATTGCGCCAACAACAATCAATTGATCTTTGAGATCAATAACTGTGGTGATAATGCCTTTGACTTTTTTGCCCCACTCAACGGCTGTTTTTTGTGATTCTGTGAGACCCGTTGTGATGCCATCTTGACCTGTCAATCCAGCTACAAATGATTCAATTGCTGGCACGACTGAAACAATAATGAAATCTGCCAATTCTTTAACTACGGGCAACAAAGCTGCTCCAATTGCTTCTTTTGATTCATCAACCGCAATTGTTATTTGTCCAAATTTGAAAGCTGCTGTTTCGGCTTGATTTTCTATAAAGCCATCAAATGTTTTATTAAGCAATTTTTGAACTTCATCAAAACTTGCAGTTTTCAATGTTGTTTTATCAATGCCGGTGCCTAATTTACCAAGAGCAGTATTTGAACCTTCATAAGCTCTACCGAGTGCGTTTGTTACTGTCTCTAATGGCAAAGATTTTGCAGCTGCAATTTCTTGAGCTAAATTTAATAAATCCTGAGCTTTAGTCACATCTTTTGTTGCAAGAATCAATCTGGACAAAGCCGGGCGCAAAACATCATCAGTTGTGTTAGTTGCAATAGATTGTTTTGTAATGTATTTGTCTATGCCAGCAATCTGATCCGCTGTTGCACCAGTTGTGTTGCGTATTGTTTCTTCAAGCTTTTTTTGGCCTACTTCATCTTCAGCAGCAGCTTTGACCGATGCTAGAGCAAATGCACCGATTGCAGCTCCAGCCGCGGCAAATGCTAAACCAGCTTTTTTGCCAAATGCTTCAAATTGCTCGCCAATGCTCTCGGTGTCTTTGCTGGCTCCTTTTATGTTCTTGCTAAATTCAGCAACATCTGCCAGCAATGACAGCTTGAGCGTTCTTGATCCTTGAGCGGCCATCACCACACCTTCACAATCTTAGAAAACGCCTCTTGCCATTGAGCAATTATCTGTGGCTGTTCGGCTTTGAGTGTTGGGTAAATGAACCAACCTCTTGAACCTCGGCCTTCGCGGCCTGACCAAATTGGAAATTGCCTGTATTTGTTTGATCCAAATTCATAGCCTCCCCAAAGTTGCTGAGTAGTGCCACCGCCTGAAAATTTTTGTGAAGCAAAACCAAATGACATCTCGCCAATCTTTGATGATTTGCTTACCCGTGAGCCTTCGGCAATGCGGCGTGAAGCTGTATCCCGGCCTTGAGATTTGGAAATGATTTTGCTTTGTAAATATGTGGCAAGGCCATTGGAAACAGATTTGGCTTGCGACACGGCTTCATCATCCATGCCTTTAAAGGCGTAGATGATTGCTCTTAATTCCGCTTTCTCGAAAGCGACTGCATCCTCAGCCATTTCTCGCCTCCAATATCTCAATTGCTGTCAATAAATCCTCAGCCGTTTTAAATTCGCTAAGAGGCTGGCCACTAGCTATGGCTACCTCCCAAAGAATCCTATTTATGCTTCCGGACTTATAGCTTTTGGGTTTGCATCACCAACAATTATGTCAGCAACAGTCTCGCACCAAATTTCAAATGGCTTAACAGTTTTGCCAGCCATCTCCCGTTTCATGGCGTGGTATGCAAGAAACAACAGATCAGACACGCCCATTTTGTCTTGAGCCTGTCCAATCGTGTTGCCAGTCTTGTTTTCCCATTTGGCCCATTCTGCTGGATGTGCAATGTATGTTTCAGCATTGCCATCCGTGTATTCGATTGTAATTGGTAGTTTCATGCTCCCGAGCTCCTTTTTATAGTGTTGGTGTGGTCACACAGGTAAATGCTAGTGAAACAGTTTGTGCATCCGGTGCTGTACCTCCAGCTGATGGGAAAATTGGCTGGACATCAAAATTGAATGTTGATCCTGATGCAGCTGTAAAAACAACCGCCAATGGTGTGTTTGGGGCTGTGTCTGCCGCTGTCCAAAGCGCGTTGCATAGTGATCCACCGGCTGGCCAGTCTGCAAGCATTTCAACAGCAAACGATCCTTGCGAATCGGTGGTGTAATAAAATTTTCCATCGAGTGTTTGATATGTATTGATTGTGGAATCAATAGTTAGTGTTGCTGAGGTGGCTTGTGCATCGTATGTATCACCATCAATGGTGAAAGTGATGTCTCTGCCGGTGACGATTGTTGTTGGCATGATTTCTCCTTAGTTGGTGTAATAGGTGCTGACTTGTAAATCGGCTGTAAGGTATTTACCTGCACCGACTTCCAATG